GCTAGGAAGATATGGTCATTTCCTATGTCCTTTACTGTGCGACCCGCCGGACACCCAATGGCTACGGATAGCGGGCGTAACGTCCAGTCAGATAGAGGGGTAGCGTCATCCGTATCCAAAACAAATATGGAGTCGTTCTTATAGATAATCAGCTCAAGACTCTTAAACATCTTAAGCCAGGTAATCTTGCCAGCGTCGCCGGAGCGAACTTGAAATCTATTGGTATTGCGGTTCCAAGTGTGCGGAGCAATGGAGTCGGAGAACCATACGATGTCACGTTCGGAGACTGTAAGAGATCCCCCCGCAAACATGCGATTGATACTCGACCACTCCGCTACTGTGCATCTAGGAAATGAAGTGTTCACATTCCCCTCGTCCGTAACAGTCAATGCGCTATTGATGCTAAAGACGTTATCTGTTCCATTTAGGATGAAAAGCTCACTTGTGGCTTGGACGAAGTTGGTGGTAAGCCCTGCGGTGAGTCCTGTAAGCCCCGTGATATTATCCCAAGTCTTGAAGTTGGAGTTTAGCTCCTGAATGTCGGTGTTCTTGGCTCGGATGGGTTTATTGTAGGTGGAGCCGACGGCAAAGATGTGCATACCAAGAATTGGCTTCAGCTCCACATCATCTATGGTGAAGCTCCCATCATAGATACGAAGATCATCAATCTCTCCGTCAAAACATCGATCGCCTGCCGCCCTATTTCCTATGATGAGGGCGTTTGCGCTGTCGTCGGAGGCCGCGGTTCCCCCAGTAGTATCCGTGGAATAGGTTGCCAGAACCCCATCGATATAGATGTCGCCAGAGCGATCAGAGTTATAGAGGGCGTCAACCTTATGCCATGCGCCGGTAGTCATGGTGGTAGAGGTGATGACACGAGTGTTAGTCCCAGTGTCCCCAACCTCGAAGTCTAGCTTGACCGTCCCGCCAGATTCCCCAAACACAAATAGACGATAGCCAGCATCTGTTGCGGCCATCTTATCGACAATACGCCCGCCATCGTTTTCGCCGTCCGAATCCACATATACCCAAGCAGATACCCTAAAAGCCCCCATGCTATTGACATTGATGGAGGTATGAGCGGCAACGGATATGCTTGAGGTTGTGCCATTGAAACTTGCGGCCTTGCCGAACTTTCCGGCAACATAAGTGATTGCGGTGGCCGTCCCATCGTTGGATGCCTTATCATCTTCGACGGTTGCCTGGTCGAATGTCCAGCGGGAGATTAGGGTATCTGGGTTATCCCCCACACGATCGATGCCTTTGCGCTGTTTCACACTCCCCTTAGTTGAGATTGTGCAGTTTTCAAGAAGCTCTGCCTGCGTCTCTCCGATATTATGGGAGTCGTCGCCGGAGTTCTGCCCGCCTGAGAAGTCGGATTGCCTGACCTTAGCTCGTTGGGATGTGAGTGTCGGCAAGTTAGTAACTATCCCCTAGGTTGTAGAGATTGCGCTGGCGTGAAGATTGGGGATCGCCGAAGTCTGGGACAATTTGGGTGATGAGGTTTCGAGGACGTCTGCTATACCATAGCTCCGTCACACTATTGCTAAACTTGGACTCTTGGGCTTGGGCCGCAACTTCCTGCCCATCTTCCCAAAGGGCGTCGGCCACCACGCCCTCCACTATCTCGTTGGCACAAGGAATGATTGGGGAATCATTGTCGTTGGTGAGGGGAAGCCAACGTTTCTTGTACCACACCTGGGCGGTGATAGCGGAGGCGGGTGTGACCGAAAGGCGAATCCATTTGTAATATGGGGAACGTTCGTTGGGGGATAGTTTGGCGATGATATTAGCGGGGGTTGTTTTCTCACGGACAGTTACAACTCCAGCAAGGTCTTGGAGGGAGCCGTCGGATGTGCCCGCGCTAATAGTTAGCTCCGCCCCAGAATCAAAGGTGTTGGTGGAGTCCACTGCCGTAATGCCTGTAAGCGTGATGGATTCCGACACCGGCATACCGCTGACTTCCCCAGTGATGCGGATAACCATGGGTGTTACATCTGAAGCGGAGGTGGATAACACTTGCACCTTATCGGCAGTGGATAGGAGAGCAGAGCAGGACTTAGACCCGATGTCGATGTATTGATCGGGATTTCCTGTCTGAACATTTCCAGAGACTTCGAGATTTATGGCGTTAAATCTCACATGGTCTCTAATGTCTAAGGCCGTTATCTCCTTCCCATGCGTCGTGTCCCAAATCTTGATGATTTGTTCAAGATCGTACCGAAGGGAATAATCACGAGTGTTAGCAGTAATAGAGAGGTTATAGCTGCGATTAAGCTCATCCCAGGGGAAGCTCCTTAAGATTCTGTCATAGCGTGTGCGACACCAATCCTTGACTTTTGGAAGGAGGTCGTTGGCATTGGAGGTTGAGGTGCTGGTGTTTTGCACCAAGGCCATCGCCCTGACTTGTATACGCTTGAAAGTATCGTTTATCATTTATTTTAGGTATCTTGTAACAAAATACCAAAAAACTTTCCAGACTTAGGATTAAATCCCACTGTAATAGAACGGATTGTTTTTACTGTATCCACCGCCTCTAAAGCAGCCTCTAGTGCGGCGGCAACAACTGATGGATCATAGTCCTCTGATACTGTTCTTGTTATAGAGTAATTTGCCATGTGTTCTCCTTACGCCGCCTGTCCGACAGTGGTTCCAGATGCAATCGTCATGCGGTTGCCAAATTGATCCTCGAAGGTCGCTCCGATAGTCCCAGCAGAACCGTAGTCAGCGTCTGATGGATTAATAGTCGCTGGAACCCAATGTTGGACGACGCCCGTTGTCGGGCATTCGATGGAAAACTCCCCGCGAAGGCTATAGAAGTTAGAACCTTGTCCGGCGTCTGTAAATTGCCCAACCATCCTATAGGCATTGCCCCCGCCAGTACCTATGGCCTGTCCCTGTTGTGTGCGCGGGCGAAAGGTGAGCTTGTAGCCGTCGGTGGTGGTAATAGGCGTTTGATTAACGGCCAGATAATACCTAACATCCGTCGTGCTATTATCATCAATGCGAAGTTGGAATGTTTGGGCGTTTGTAACCTGATGGCCGATACCCGTTGAATCGATGTAGTTCCATTCGCCGGTATCGATTGTAACCGTGCTATTGACTGTCGCCAAGATAACCTCCTAGAAAAAACGTTTTTGCGCTATCAAATGTAAATCGTCCCATATCGGGAATCGATGCTCGTAGTTTTGACGAGCCATAATCACATTGAAGCCTAGTTTTTCTAGGTGGGAGGATAGGCTCCTCCTATTCCACATGAGGTAATTCTGCTCCGGCTTCCAGTGGATGAAGCAGGCCGAGGAACGGGTGTTAATGAAATCAGTATCAGGTGTTCCTATAAACATCATACCATCTTCAACAAGTAGTTTATGGCAAAGGGCGAGAGAGCCGATTGGATCAGAGAAGGCTTCAAGAGTGTGGTATATCCAGATGAGGTTATATTTGATGTCGGCTGGGAATTGATGGGTCTCAAAGTCATCGGCTATGAGGTTTCCCCCTGTCTTGAATGAGGTATTCTTATCGATAATGGTGGGAACCCATCCCCTATGGGCGAGGGCGTCTTCTTGATAGGTATTGGAGCGTCCTATGATTAAGACTCTCCTGCCATATATCATCTCCTCAATAATAGGCGCATAGATACGCACTGGATAGCTATAGGATGCCTCCAACTTCTTATCATACCTACTTCGTTCATCCCAGTATTTGGCGTCGTATAGGCCGAGGGGCTTGGTGGCTTGGAAGACTATGCCACAGGAGCAGGTAAACCACCTTGAACGCTTCTTGGTATTGGCGTCTTGCATGTAGTAGGTATGGGAGACGTAGGAGGAGCAAACAGGGCAGTTGGCTACCTTCAAGTCCCCTATTTCAATGGGATCTGCGTTCTTTTTAAGATTTAGCATAGACATCCTTAAAGTGAGAATAGACTGTTTCTAGTGGGAGACCTGCTCCCATACAAAGGGCGGCCCCCGTTTCATGCGTAGGGCACTGGAGCTTCATATCGTAGATTAGGAATAGGCATGGGGCGCAAGGGGCTAGGGACGGCATGGCCTCGATGGAGTAGTCATTAGAGAAATACTTGGTGATACACTCTCTGGTGTTATGGCCGAGTAAGCAGATTTTGGGGGTGTCATAACATCCACTGGCATGGATGATCCCAGTGTCCGGGGCGATGACTAGGTTGACTAGTCCAGTGAGGGCCATGCTGATACGCATTGGAATATTGCCTGAGAGGTTAGTAATACGCCCCTCGATAACCGGCTCAATAATCTGGCATTTGAGATCGCCAACGGTGATAATGTGGACATCCGGGTAATCCTTACATATTTGCTCGCAGAGAGATTCGGTGTAGGGCCATGCTTTGTTGTTTCCACTACCGGACATGCCGATTAGAATGTTGTAGCCGGGCTTTAGATACTTCTTAGCCTCCTGGATTTCACCATCCTCGAAGAATAGCTCTGGCCTAAGATTAACCCCCTTCCAATCCTCCTTGCAATGCTCAAAGGAGTATTCGTAGAAATTGCGATTAAAACGGGAGAGGCGTTCAAACTTTGGGAGCTTGTAGTCCGGCCCTCTTGGATGTTGGGAGAGAGCCACCTCTATGGATTCGCTGAAGTCTATAACTCTCTCACAATGATTTTTGCGTTGTAGCCACTCAATATGATCAGATAACGCCTCAATCTTAACATTCTCATCGTGTTGGATAAGTTTATGAATATGGGGATTACCCTTAAGAACCTCCATCCCGCGCTTAGAAGTCACATAGGTAATCTCATGGCCTTGGGAGTGGAGGTGGCGGATGATGGGGGTGGTAATCAAGACATCCCCATAGGCCCCGGATCGGAAGATTAAGATTCTCACTTCTTATATACCTCGAACAATAGCTTCCCCCATGTTTTCGCCTCACCATCAAGAGGCATGTGGGCCATAATTTGAGCGTAGTCGAGACCGGCCAACTTCTCTAAAAACTTCTTTTGATCTTGATCTACACTCACCCCGTTCGAATGAGTTGTCACGCTCAAATGGTGGATTACTTTCGACTTAATTGAAAGTATGACTTTCCAATGGTTAATCTTGGCCCAGAGGCAATAAGAGGAATCAGAACAATGATTCCTAAAGCGTTTGTCCAGAAGCCCGATTTCCCTTATCATGGACATCCGAAGAAGGCCGGAACATAAAGGAACCCAGTTTACCTCCATAGATTCAGGGGCTTTGGCCAAGTCTTTTTCATCAACAAAGTATTGATACCCACGAATTAAATCCGACCCGCATAGCTCGTACTTCTGCTCCCTCGACGGATGTATTCTTGTGGAAGCCACAATGCCTATATTCTCATCTGTCTGCATGATTTTTAGAAGCTCTGCCAGGAAATCAGGCTCAGGTTCGGTGTCGTTATTAAGAAGGAGGATGTATTCATATCGATCCCCGCACCAAAGGATTCCTTGGTTTGTCGCGGCAGTAAAACCGGAGTTCTTATCAAGACGAAGAACATCGATGGTATCATCTACGAATGGGGTTTCAGAGCCGTCATCAACGACGAGGATGGTCAGATGGCAGTCAGTAAGGCCATGATTGGCCTTCACAAGCTCCACACATTTTCTTGTGTAGCTTTCCTTGCCATACATCGGAATAATACAAGCTATCGACATTTGTATAATGCCTCGAAGAAAGCCGCCCTCATATGATGTTGTCCTACATAAAGCGGACTCCATGATTCCCTAACAGGGTAATCATCCATAGCCCAATCAATCCCATCTTCATTGATGTGGGTCTCCTTCCAACAGGAATAGTAGAAATAGGAGGCATGCTTATCGGCGTAATCAAAGTATGACTCTACCTGATCTTTTGTCATTTCATGGAGGCAATCCATGGCTAGGAGAATATCGCACTGGCCTTTTAATTCATTCGGGGGGTGGAAGGTAACAGGATGCCCTGGAATAACATTTCCAAGATACCGCTTGGCAAGGCTTAAAGAAGGCTCTACATCAAACATCCTATAAGTCAAATTCGGATACAATTTAGTCAAAATAAAAGGTATCCTTCCATACCCGCCTCCTATTTCGTGGATAATATTCACATCATTAAAATCGATATATTGGGAAAGTCTTGTGTATTCTGAAATCGTTGCGACTAAATCCAAACTTACAAGACGGCCCCTATACTCAATAGCAAGCGGATTTCCCTCAAGAGGCTCATAAAACTGATCTAAAAACTTATCAGGATAGATGGAGTATAGCTTGTCCCATATGGCCCTAACCTTATCATTGTAATCTTGAGACAAGCTCTGCTTGTCATAATCATAGAAATAATCATTGTAGAGAAACAGCCCTATTGTTCTCTTGAAATTCTCATAGCCGTATTTATCAAGAAATTCATTCGCGCGCGAATTAAGAAGAGTCCAGTATTTAGAAGGGGTATAGGTCATAGGGTTTCTTGAATAAAAGGTGCATATCACGAAGGGGGCGAACGTCGAAGTTCCTCCTCTTGATTTTAGTCTTAAAACCGATGGCTTCTGCCTCGTCGCAAAAGCTATCCATATCCCACATGATGTAATGTTGCCTTAGAATCCAATGCGCCCACAAGTTGGGGCTGGCCCAATCTATCTGAAATGGATCTGGCATGGAGATGAAGAGGATACCGCCTTGGTTGAGCATGTTAAAACACTTCTTTAAGGCTTCCAAAGGATAATGAATATGCTCAAAGAAATGGTTGGCTACTATAATGTCGAATTTCTCATCGATGACATCCTTGTCGAAATCCGCTTGAATGAGACGATGAGTTGATGTATGCGGGGCAATATCAAGGCCCACCGTCTCATAGTTATACTCTCTTGCCTCATCGAGGAAATAATCCACGACATATCCGAGGTCTAGGATCTTCTTTCCGCAATTTCCGTTTAGGAAGAAGTCACGCATATAATGGCGAAAAAGAATTTGGAGATGGTCTCTATAGCCGTCCTGCTTATGATCCTCTGTATACTGCGGGTTAAAATAGCTCCCCTGATCTATATTCTCCCAGTTGGTATACCAGATATTTTTGCAGTTGCAGAAGGAGTAGCCCCTATCATGGGTAGGATGTGCTTCTCTATTTACAATGACCGTTCCATGAACGACAATCGGCTTCTTTCCTCCGCAAAATGGGCAGGCTTGTAAGCACCAAGGCTCAACATCAGGCATTTGCAACGCTATGCTCATAAGCCTCCTCTACTTTTGCCATAATTTTATCCTCATCGAAAAATACGCATAGAGGAAGTCTCTCTTTGGTTGGACAGCCATAGTATCGTTGCGGGGATTTATGGCACGGTGAGCAATAAGCCTCCGACTGAACCCAATAGGCGTTATTGGCGTACTTGATGTGGTTATCCCATGAGGCCGCCGTTAGAAGTTGAATAGTTGGGGTGTCCCAGGAGTGGGAGACGCAGACTAGCCCTGTCTCTGGGCTTATCACCAAATCGAAGTATTTAGACATAAGGGCAACCGTCCTAAAATTCCACACAGCAACCTTTGAGGATACTCTTTCATGCTCAAATACATCCTCTAAGCAATCTTTGTCCCCAGTCAATACAATAGAGGCGTCCTTGTACTTTTCGAGAATCTTGTAAGCGACACTTTTGGCCTGCTGGAATCTCTTGTGGAGGGAAGAACCGGATAGGCAGATTAGGATTAGATAGGTTGAGTTAGTCTTCTTCTTATGATTAGCTATCCATGCTTCCGCGTCTTTATGACACCCATCCCCATAATATAGTTGTCCTCTTGTCCCAAAATAAGACTCTGGAAGTCCGCATGCCTCGGTCATCACATCGTAATAATTTATATTGCCAAAATTCTCACGTCGATATTTGTCGTTTCGATAATAAGCCATGTCCGTTTCAAGAAGACAATAACCACTCTCTATTGTGTGCATGAGGTTAAAGAACATGTCATAGGAATCTTTGTGATAATTCCATCGAGAGATAAGCTCCCCATTTGTCACTTTGTTTGTATCAATGTGATAGAGCTTATCGATGAATGGATTTCCAAGAAGAATATCTATGCCACGATCAGATGTCTCAAAGGTTACATGGTCTACCTTGAAATGTTCCTTGATGAGCTTGGGAAGATGGGAGCAATGCATCATGTCGCCGTATGCTCCGTATCTTGCGATTAGGCAGGTTTTCAAACGATTTCGGCCTTTGGAATAGGGATAATGTAATAGGCGTTTAGGTGCTTGGTTTTAGCCATAAGCTCACTTGCGAAATTCCAAGCAAGGAGAATGATGTAGTCGGGCTTCTCCTTCTCAAAGTGGCTAAAATCCACAATGGGGATGGCTTCCCCAGGGGTCATTTTGCCTTGCTTATCCGGCGTATCATCCACGATGCTTTTAATATAGCGTCCGAGGCCGAAGTAATTGATGAGACTAATCCCCTTGGCGGATGCCCCATATCCCATAATCTTGGATGATTTTAGGTTCTCCAATACCTGGATAAGACGGCTTCCCATCTCAAAAACTCTTGTGGCAAAATCAACATAGGTGGATAGATGATAGAATCCCTCAGACTCCTCATCGGAAAGCATCTCCATGATTGAGTCCTCTCTTTCATAGTAATTCTTGGAAGCGTAGATTCGAATAGAGCCTCCATGGATGGGGGTTCGTTCTACTTTGAAGATGGGCAGGCCGACAGAGGCGAAGAGATTATTGAGAGGGTTTAGGAGAAAGTAGGATAGATGTTCGTGGTAGATGGTGTCAAATTGATTGCCTTTAACCAAGTCCATCATGTAGGGGAATTCCGCAACAAATACCCCATCATCTTCCAAGAAATATTTGACCCCGTTTAGGAAGTCGTGAAGATCATCGACATGGGCTAGGACATTTTGGGCAACGATGAAGGATGCTCCTTGGGCTGACTTGTCTCTATAGAACCTAGCCGTATCCTCTGACCAAAACTTATTCGCGCATGGGAAGCCTTTGCGTATACATTCAGACGCTAGGTTTTCTGAAGGCTCAATTCCAAGGAATCTATTAAAGCCGATCGATCGGGCTTGCTCCATGAAACAGCCGTCATTTGAGGCAATATCGACGATGAGGGGGTTGGGGGCCATCTTTAAACCTTGGAGCTTCATAGCAAGTTCTCTGCAATGCAGCTTGAAGGTATTGGAGATGGAGGAGTGATAGGGATAGTTGGAATAGAGGTATTTGGGTTCGACGACAACGCTTAGTTGCGATAGGTAGCAATCCTCACAAACCAATACCTGTATGGGAAACTTCTTCTTGGATTCGAGGTTATTGGCGGGGGGGACTTCGCCGAGATAGAGATAGGGGAAAAGATTAGGGGACTTACAAGCCCTGCACATTGTAACCATCCACTCTCCTTTTTGGAGTTAGATGATGGGGGTGAGGTTTTATCCCCACCCCCACCAATTTACTTAGTTATCGTTGACCTCAAAGGTCTCACGATACTCAACATTTGCCTGAATCGTCTGGTTCGGATCAGCCGTGCTTAGAACTGATCTAAGCGTAAGCGTATCGCCAGCCGTGAGGCTCGTTTCCGTCACAGAGCCTTCAACAGTCGTACCTGCCGTGGCATTGGTAGCGAATGTTAAAGTGCCGAGTGCCGTGGTTCCTTTAGCAAGCACCCATTGGGACGTTGCGCCAGAACCGGCAACATTAGCGACGATATTCCAGTCGGTAATGGTAACAGGGTACATGACCGTAATAGTCTGCACCAAGGCCGTGGCACGAGTCCCGCAGGTAGCCTGCGTGAACTTAAACACCTTCTTACTTCCATAAGAAGGATCGGAGTAACTTCTGCCGCCTTTAGACATATAATTATTCCTCCTTTCTTATAGAGAGTTAACTGTGATAATGCGAGTCTGGCCGTCTGCCTGGCCATTTAGGATACCCGATTGGCTCCAAACCTGTTGGAACCCAAGAAGGGCGTACCAAGCAATCGCCTGATCGCGTCCGAAGTCCGTGGGGATACCCACTCGGATTTCTTCAGGAATTGCTACGCCTTCACGAACAGCGTCAGCACCGAAGAAGCAGGCTTCTCCGTACAAGCCATTGCTTCCATCAGTGTTCGAGAGGAAGTTTGTTTCCTCAACGAAGCGACAGCCGTAGTAGCGACCGACTTCCCCGATGTAGAGGGGGTCGAGGGACGTCTGTTGGGCCTTAGCTTCGAAGAAGTCATAAAGACCTCTGATGCTATTGGTGGAGGCGACGCAAACGTACTGGTCATCATCGCGACGAGGGACAAGTCCCTTTTTGAGCTGATCGATGATGTCACGCACGTTCTTGTCCGACATGTTGGCTCCGGCGGTGGCGTTGGCCGTACCGCTGGTTCCAAAAGTCGTGGTGGCCGTATTGGTGATGGTAGCGATATAGTCGTTGGTCATAAACTGCGTTGCCGCAGCCGAGTCCAACACAACTTTCATATCGTTGGTCAGAACGGTTCTAACCGTCTCAGGAACTTGAACTTCAGAAAGTGTTTTAACCTTCTGAGTATACGGAATTGAATTACCATATTCCGTCATCGTCAAGGTTCCCTGAAGGATAGTATAGTTCCTTTTAGGAATCGTGTCTGTTTCAATCAACGTGCCACCGGCGGTGGAGATGTTCGAGATTTTATTAAAGAACACCTTGTTACCGCGGTTTGCGCCAGCCGCCGCTTCAATATCGACAAATTGCCGAAATTTCTGCATCGTCTGGGCCTTATAGCGCAGTTGTTGAGACAGAGAATCATTTTTGAAAAACCCGCCGAGCGAGTTTATCGAAAATAGCTGTTGTCCCATTTAATTCTCCAATTATTGTGGCCTGCGGGAATTCCGCATACGGTTTCTGGCTTTGATTTCTTCTCTCACCTTCTCGGCGTCGGAGAGGAGATTGGATTGAGGGGTCGGAATATCCTCGGCTTCTGTGGCGTCAGGATCAGCCAGTACTTGCCGATTAACTCTCTTAGCCTCTATTCCATCTACCTTGGGAGTCTTCAATAAACCTTGTTGATGAATTTCACGATAAGCATCGCTTACAGCACGTCTCAAACCGTTCGCACGGTCTGGGTCGTTATAGTAGAGTTTGTGAAGGTCTGGGTCATTATAAAGACCCATAGCCACCTCAAAGAGTTTGCCTTTTTGGTTGGCGAGGGTCAGGTCGTGCTTCATATCAGCCTGGCCCTTCTCATCCAAAACAACATAGTCTCTGGCTAATTCCAAGAGTGCCTGATTCTCACGTTGAGCGCGAGTCTCGACTTCCTGCCTGGCCTTCGCTTCCTCATCCCTGACTGCCTTAATCGCCAAATCCTTTTCTAGCTTGATGAGATAACGGGTAGCCGCGATTTCTTCCTTTGCGTTACCCTCTTCCCTCATCTTTAGGATATATGCTTCCACCTGCTCTAATGTCGGCTCGGCGTTATCCTTTGGGGTTGGTGTCTCAGCGGTATTGGGATTAGCGCGAAGACGGGCTATTTCTGCCTGAGCTTCTGCCAACTGTTCTTCAGCACTCTTCTGCTTGGCTACCACCTTATCGATACGCTTTTGGACGGCCTGCTTGATGCGGTCAACCTCGGAGAGTTGCGGAGCTTCCTCCACCTTCTCCTCGACCTTTGCAGGAGGAACATCCTCCACATCTTCACGCACATCCGGCGTTTCGTTTTCGGCAATAACCGCTTTCTCTACTGCTGCGCGAGGATTATCAATGAGCGTTTCATCTCCAGATGCTTTAGGTGCATCAGTTACCTTTACTTCATCTGACATCGGCGTTAGCCTCTCCCAAGGCGTTTAGAGTCTGCCAAGAGGACTATTACTCAAGTTTATAGACTTTGGGGTCTTGTGATTTAATTATACAACCTACTCCAAACTTGAAGATCGAGTGACGGTTACTTGTGTCATTTGGGCTATGCCGATAGCGTCAACCTTCAAGGATTGCGTCATATTGACGTTTACTATCTTTCCATCTTGAAAGTTGATTTGAAGGGATCCATAGCGACGTTCACTCTGCCACCTTTCAATTTCCTCGGACAGCCTCTTTGGAATCACTTGCGCCAAAACTCCTTGGCTAACTCTTTTGCGGCCTTATCCCCCCCTAGCTTATAGGCCCGATCAAGCATGGCCCGTTGTCTATTTGGTGTATAGCCGGATTGATTCTTAGATTCCTTCTTCAAGACCTTGCGACAGAACTCGTATTCCTCAGTCTCTTTGCTCACCGAAAAACTCCTTTGCTTGATGCGCCCCCATGTCCATTGCCTCTTGTCTCATATCCCTCTCACGATGAGTCGGCTTCATCACTGGGTTAAATAGAGACTTTGGCTTTTCATTAGCCACCTTCTTCATCGCCTCAATAATCTTCTTCGTGTCAATTTTCTTCATGGAGTTCCTCCAGGAACGGGTTATAGATGGGGGCTGTCTTCTCAGCCTCCTTCTCCTTTTTCTCCTTAGCCAAATTATTCTTAGCCAATATGAAATCGTGAAGATGGTTATAGAAATCCATCAGTCCCTTTTGGTAGCCAGCGACAAAGAGGGGGTTATCATCTTTCCAGTTAGTAGTAAGCGTCCCATGCCAGTAGCGGTTATTAGTGAATCTCCCCGATACTCCGGCTATGGATTCTTGAAGGAGGGGAAAGACTATCTCACTCCAAGGAGTCGAGGCGAATAGTTCCTCCACCAACTCCCCATTAAGACGAATAAGATTCTCTGGCGAAGGAGTAGCCTGCTCAGCTTTATGTTTACCTTGTTTATCTAGAAGATGCGACTTTGGCAGAGCGTGGGTCGCCGAGCGAACCTTGCTTACCCTGCGCATTTTGCGCTTGGATTCCATTTTTTAGTTGCTCCGATTGTATGTGGATGGATGTATGCTTGTTGATAAGATTGGCAATGCCCTCATTCTGCATAGCCTGCGCTCCCTGTGGTGTGCTAGCCCACTCCTCGATGACTTGGAGGTGAATATTGTCATCGTCGTCTGGCGATACTGGCACATCAAAGCCGTTTAGCATGCGGACGATTTCCTCTTGTTGCTGAGAAAGTTGCTCCATACTTGCTCCCTGCGGAGCGGTAATAAACTTGCTCGCCACATCCACATCAGGGTCTTTATCGATGAAGTCTTGGAGCATGTTGTAGATATTCGTTGGGGATACCACCCCCACCGGCTGTCCATACTTCATCACAATCTCCATGCGCTGTATGGCCTTGGCCATCTGCATTTGGGAGTCTGTGGCATCGAGAGAACCGCTCCATGAGACGACAACCTTCACTAGAAAGTCCTCTGGGCGAAGAAGCACCCCCCCTATCTTCATGGGGCGAGTGACGGCTTGCTTGCAGATCAAATACATGTGGTTTGCCACTTCCCCAAGAGTATCGAGGAAGAGGGCAATATCCATGTTTACCTGCCGAGTCGAGCTTTGATTGATCGCTTGAATTTCTGTAGCCGTCCTTGCGCTTCCTTGGTTAATCGCGCTACGCTGGCTAAAATCCGTGATGGAAAGGTATTCTTCGGCATAAGCCTTCGCTTGCTGTTCAAGTCTTTCGGATGAGACATCTGTTGTAATCCCCTTATTTAACATCTCAATCTCGCCCGCCTCACCTTGGATGACTTGGCCGGGCCTCATGCGTATTTCATCACCGGCCATTCCAAGTTGCTTGGATACCCGCCACATAGGCGCATTATTCATGGCATCGCGATTAAGCCTGGCGTTATACATCTGCTCGATAGTCTGATGGAGGCCCCTAATCTTCTCAGGTACGCCACGCGAGCTATACCATCTAGTATTCTTCACCTCATAATCATGCTTCACATATGTCCACATTCCGTGGTCATAGGGCAGGGGCATTTCTTGGAGGATACGAATATCGTGGGTGGGGTTTCCATCCTTATCGCTTGCCTCCCCAACCTCCTCCACCCAAGTAAACACCCACTTCTCGCCCTCATACCAAGTCTGGCACTCACGAACGTTGAATAGGCCGGATTTAACATCAAGCGTTGATACTCCCTCGGAGATCGCCCAGGAGGTGTTGGTGAGGGTATCATCCGTTGTGCCACCCTCTGGGTTTAGGGAATCCACCGCCTCCTTATCATAAATCTTATTGCGGGCAAGTTTCCTAAGCTCCTCATACCCCATCCACATGTCGTGGCAGATACGGGGGAGTCGCTGGGTTTCTGTTCCGGATGATGGCACAATGATTCGAAGCCCGCGCTCAGGGATAACGGTGGGCTCAGAGAATATCTCCTTTTTGGTGAACTTAATCACTTTTTTGCCCGCCTTAAACTGGGCAATAGCCTTATCAATCTCCCTTACATCATCCTCATCATCCAAGTCCATTTCTTCACGCTGGGCGAGGACTAGCCTCAACTCATCCCTCTTCATGGATTTTAGAATCTTAATATCCTCAATCGAGAAGTTATCCTCAATATTGATTGTGCGATTGATGGTCTTGGAGAAGAACTTTTCGATGACTTTGAAGACAGCATGGCCGTTCTCAAGGAAGTAATCTACAAAGAGGGTGACTTTTTTGGCCCAGCCGAAGTCGCGTTTCTTGACGAGATTGTTGAGGGCGCGTTCTATCCGCTCGGCTGAAGCCTTGGTTTCCGGTGTCGCAACCTCCCCATCATCAAGTGTCACCACAACCTGCTTCTTCATAAGTGTCGCTACACTTACAAACATAGATTTGAGCTTGGTGATAAACTTATCCGTGATGGGGATGGGAACTTCGCTTGCGCCTGGATAGGGGCGGTTGGTGCGACGCTTGAGTCCTAAGCGCGCGTTATGCGCAACAACCTGCTTATCCTTCCAAACCTGTCTATCATCATCATCCTGCCTAACCTTCTGGGCAAGCTGTTTAATAAACTGATGGCGTTTGGAATCCGGGGGGGAGAGCTTAAGAGTTTTTTCCTGCGGTTGAATCTCAGTGGGCATAATTTCGGCCTGTGATATCCTTTTCAATTTCCTTAATATGGCGAATGTAGCGATTCACAAGTTTCTTTAGGAACACCTTGTCAAAGGTAATAGTAACGTGGCTTGCGCCATAGAAACCGACACTATCCATCAATTCCAGAATATCACAGCATGTATCGGCTTCCTGCTGATAGGAGTCAAAAAACGGATCTCCCATGTTATCCCCTATAATATCGAGCCTTCTTCTATTCTTGGAAGTCGCCCCAGCTTCCGTATTCTTCACCAATATGGACTTCATCGAAACGGACAACCTTCCTATAGTTTTCACTTTGGCGCACCTCCGCTAGTGAATGGGTGAATTTGAGACCTTCGACGGCTAAGACCCAAGAGTCGGCCCGATCGGGGGATGAGCCGATAACGGGCCTTATTTCTTCCTTCGATAGAATATAGAGACGCCCGTTATCCTTCTTATAACGCGTGGCGTTAAGCTGACGCATGAGAGTGTAATCATCATCTACTTGGACATTCCCGCTTTTCATCTGAAGCGACGCATTGTGATAGACCTCATCTCGCCTATTGAAGTACGAAGGATTCTTCGACTTCTCTGATGACTTAAACTTCACCACCTTGACACCCTTGGGGTTTGTGCCAAGGAGTTGGGAGACTAGATCGGCTACTGAGTTTCCAATCGAATCGGCTATGAATACCTGGGCCTTGTGCTTTGTGATAAGCATGATGGATTCTGCTGCAAGCTGTGTATCCGTACTCTTTGCTATAAACTTGCGCTCAACAACCTGTCCATTGTTCATTACATAGAAGACGGCCTCATCCTCTCCTTCCCCCGCGGGGTCGAGACTCACCACAATCCTATCCGGCGACAACATCGGCTCATTCTTCGTCGCGCTCTTAAGCTCATTAAACTCAAAGAGGATTCCTTCCTCGCTGCCCTCATAGTTAATATCAAGCTCCTGGGCAATTTCCACAGCGTCGTGATTTCGTCTTGCGCACTCATTGGCGTACCATGCCTCATCCTTTTCTGGGTGCAATCTCCAATGGAGGGTTCTTACGGGGATAGAACCGCTATGACGAAGTTTAGCGAACTGATTATTAAGGCCGAAAGGAGTGCTAACGACAATACGACAATTAGTAGAGTCAGCAGAAGCCCTCCAAGCCTGGGCATCAGTTTCCCAGAAGGCGAATTCATCAAAAAAAATGGCCCGTCGTCGTCCTGATCGTGAAAAGTTGGCATTGGTCGCCTCCCCTGTGATTGTGGCTTTGGAATCCGGATTTACTATCTTCATGTAGTTTGAATCACGCTCCCACTTAAAGCCTTTGGGAATCATCCAGCGGGGCTGGTTACGGATGAGAAATCGAATCTTCTCCATGAGGGTATCCATGTTGCCTATCCCATCGATGTATTGCTCCTTACGGCTTCCGACGAGAAAGTCATAGCCTTCGCCGTGAAACTGCCAGAACCATGTGAAGACTAGAAGCACGCACCATGTGACCCCCATGTCACGTGATTTATCGATTAGGATGTCCTTCTGATTCTGTATCGAATCCACCAAGTCTAGGATGAGCTTGTCTTCGTACTCGTAGGTAATAAACGGAATGGTTGAAGGATTCTTTCGGGGATTGTATGTGGCTAGGAATACGTTGACCCAGTAGAGAATATCATCTTTGCAGATCGAACACATGAGGGCCTGCAATTCCTTATTCGACTGGGCCTTCATCAAAACACGCAGACGATAATCCGTGTTTGCCTCAAAAGTTTTCGGGTAGGATTTGGTCTCGAAGATGCTGGGCGCGGGGCTTGGGGCCTCCATAGTCTCACTCATTGTTAATAAATACTCAGTTCATGGGAAATTTTGTAAAAGTTGGGAGGGTGTGAATATCCATACACCCACCGCCCCAAATTCCGGCCCCCCTGCCCCCCTTGGCCCCGCCTCACAGCGCGCCGACACTCACAAAGCGCAAGGACACGGGGCTCATGGGATCATGGGTCATGGGGCCAATGTGTTTACAATGCGTGGACACGGGGCCGAGTGTGTGCGTTGTACTTACAATTGTATTTACGATTGTATTTACTCAAGAAGCTTGCGCGCCGCGGCCCACTTATCCGCCGGCGAGAGAGAGTCGAGATTGATGTTGATTTGAGTGTTGTTGTTTATTGTTGCTACCTGGCCGGAGTCTCCGCCGAGGTGTCCGAGAGCGCGACCGACAATTTCAAGCGATCGAATGCGGACGGCTGGCGGATTTTCTTCTGAATCGTACTCTTTCAGGGCCGTTGAGACGAAATCCGTCCGAGACAATTCCGCTTTTTTAGCTACGCGCCAAGCGTCAATTTCCGCCTTTACTTTAGCATGTCTTAGCAAACGCGCGCCTTCAACGTGGGCAGAATTGATCGAGTATCCAGCAAGGCGGGCGGCTTCAGAAGCATTTCCAGATTGTTTGTAAGCGTCAATGAAGCGAGTTTGACGTTCTGTAAGCATGTAAACATGATTATCAAATTCAAGTATATTTGTCAAGCTAATAGTGGGGCCAGCAGGAATAACACTATATGTTGTGTCCTTGTTAGGAGTAAAAAATTTAGTTAATTTTGGTGATATGGTGTTGACAGGTACAGTATATCATGCTACTATTTAACCAGGTTCAGAGATCAATCGCCTCGGCAAGTGGAAGCGGGGAAAAAAGGGAGGGTATGAAAATGAAATATACATTACTAAAAAATAAAGTTACCGGCGAACGTTCAATCAGAATCAGTGGAACGGATGAAAGAGTGCTGGAATCTGTTAACCCTGTCGAATATGCCCGCTTACGTAAACTGGCTGTTGGTAATATTCGAAGAGCGCAAAAAGATGAAGTTATGCGGTCTCTTGGACTGGTAAAGGTTAAAGGCGGGCTCGGTGGGGTTTATTGGGAGTAATTAAAACTAACAGGAGGGTATTCCAATGAATATTATCAAACAAGTTATCAAGGCAGAAGTATTGAAAGCGCTCAAAGCCTGCCTTTCGAAGGATATAACTAGTGCCGTATTAAATTATATCCACGTTGGGCCAGATTATATTGAATCTACCGATGGAAAGATCCTTATGCGCTGGAATTGTACACGGGAAGAGTTACCAGCCGAGGGAGTATATAAAATAATCGCGGAAAGTAAGTTGGGAAAGTATGCAGGAGTAGAAGTAACACTAGAAAAAATGGAATTTGAGTTTCCTAAAACGGACCAAGTTATTCCTAAAAAAAAGTATGAATCAATAGGAGTAAAACTTGACGATGCTCTCTCTTTTACTTCTGCCATTATTGGAGTATACGAGCATACCGGAAACGCTGTTAGCTATGAACTGATCGAAAAACTAGCCAGGGGGGCGGATTATTGGAATGTATATGCCAATGGCAAAGAGAAGCCGGTTACATTCAAAGCCGGTGATTTTATGGCAATTGTAATGCCATATACGTATAAAAAGGCATTATTGATTGTCGAAGAAAAGCTGGAGCAAGAATCGGAAGCTGCAGCAGTCTAACAGGCCACAAGGCTAAGAATGAGAATATAAACGGGGGGGTATGACGATGGAAACGATCAGAATGACGCATGCAGGGTTGAAAGCTAAGCATCGGGAAGAAATGAACGCATTTGAAGGAATATTCTTCGCTTTCAGTACTGAGCAATTTATTGAGGGCATGGAAAAGATCGGATTGCAGAAGGATCAAACGCATGAAATTTATCAACTAATGGCCGGTGGTTTCATTCTTAAAAGCCGGAGCAAGGCATTTAGGGAAATGTTAGACAGGCATGAAGCCGAAATGAAAGCGTTCAGGAAAGACCAAAAGAACCTGCTAGATGCGCTTATTTATGAGCTAAGAAACCACGAATACTGCATAACCTATGATCCGGCAGATGCGCTTAGGGATTTAGGGCTTGAGCGGTCAGAAATTGACGAGGCTATGCTTAAGAAGGCATGCAAGGCGGCATTACAAGACGTTAATTCTTAATTAATCTCTATAACTTGAAAAGGAGGATGTATGACAAGTGAGCTAGAGTTTCCCACGGCGAAATACTGGAATGGTAACAATCATGTTGAAGTCTTTGTGATTGGAGAATCGGAGCCAAGCATTGACGCTAAAGGCGATATCATCAAGCGTTATCGTGTCCGAAAGCTAACATCTAATCCACAATCCACGTTTACCGTTGATAGGCAAATGATTACCCCATGTTTTAGCGGGCATTTATCTGTATGCGATTGTGCGGCGTGTAGAATTAACAAATCGAGGGGGCATTATGAGCGGGAAGCGTCCTAACTGGTGGATAGTGGCATGCTTGGCTGTCCTTTGCCTGATACTAGCACAGGAGGCCAGGGCGAGTGATATACCCTGGAAAACCTTGCTACTAGAGGCCGAGGGCGAGGGATACGTCGGCATGGTGGCTGTTGGTGAGGTAATAAGAAATAGGGCCAAAAGAGGCGATTTAAGCCACGATGCGGTCTGCCTAGCCCCTTGGCAGTTCTCGGCCTGGAATGACCGCCTATGGGCCTCTAATAGGTTAAAAAGGGCAAGTAAGGGGGCTATTGAGACCGCAAAGCGGGCCTGGCGGGACTCAGCAGGGACTAATAGCACGCTAGGCAGTCGGCACTATCATACAAAGGCGGTGAAGCCGTACTGGTCAAAAGGGAAGGCTCCAATAGTTACCATAGGGGCGCATAGGTTCTATAACAATGTTAGTTAAGTATACGAGGTTGTATAGGTGCCATTGCGGGGAGCGGTGGCAGGTGTCATCAGATGATAATGGGGCGGTTTATCAGTTTGAGTGCCACCTGGCGGAGGTTGGCTTGATCGTTCACGGAATAAACGGAGGGTGCTATGAGCAGATGGGATGAGGATTTGATCGAGGATGAGGAGGAGAAGTGTCCAGAGACGGGGGGCGAGCATGAATTCATCGAGCATATCGGAGGGGGGGTCTATGCCTGCAGATGCGGAAAAACGTCAGACGGCTGGTGATTACGATTCGATCGTATGGGATTACTGCACAGGGCGGTTATCCTTTGAGCAGATGGTCGAGGAGTTAAATAAATTGAAAAACCCATCGGATAGGATATAATAAGCCATGAATAAAAAACTTGTAAGCAAACTCATGGCGCAGTTGGGCCGTATTAAATCGGAGAAGAAAGCAAATGCATCTCGTAAGAATGGAAAGCGCGGAGGTCGTCCAAAAAATAAATAAATGTTGGGGGTGGACTGGTTATGTAAATGCTAGGGGTTATGGAAGTTTTAATTATTCAAGATTTGATACACCAAAAAGAATTCATAAATTAGTTTATGAATCTTTCAGCGGATTAAAAGTTCCAATTGGGATGTGTATAGATCATTTATGTAGAAATAGAAAATGCATAAACCCATTCCACTTTGAAATAGTTACTCCGGAAATAAACTGTTCTAGAGGGATAGGAATACCAGCTATTAACGCAAGAAAAAATTATTGTAAAAGAAATCACCCACTAATTGGTTCAAATCTAAAATTAAGAGTAAGAGAAAAGGATGGTAATAAGAGGATAGAGAGAAGTTGTAGAGAGTGCAACAAAATGCACTTAAAGAAATGGCGAATTAATATACACAAAAGGGGGTTGGCGTGAGCTTTGATAAAACGGCTATGGTGAACAAGGCCCAAGTCTTGGCCGATAAGCTGGTGGAGGTATACCCTAACCTGCAAAGCGTACAGGTTCGGGTGCTGGATCAGATACTGGAGTCGGCTTTCAATGTGATAGAGGCGGGTGATAGGCGCAAGGGCGAGAGGAGGGCGTCATGATAAAGCCGGGCGACGTGGTGGATGTTAGCTTTGCCGGGACGGTGGAGTCTATTAGTGAGTGGGGAGTTACCCTCTCAATTCGAGAGGGTTTGGGGCCGATCATAAGGGTTCCGGTTGAGTCGGTTAGTTTGGCATTTAAAGGGGGTAACTAGTGGGCTTGCCAGAGATAGACGATGACTTGAAGGGGAAGTTTGACGCCCACAAGCGTTACCGCATAAGGCGAAAGAGGGCGGGCGGGTGTTCTAGGTGCGGAGCAGACGCCACGCCAGGGCGCTCGGCTTGTGAGTGGCATTTACGGTTAATGAGGGAGTATAGAAAGAGAAAGAGGGCGGGATGAGTAAGTTCAGAGAGGATTTTGAAGAGTCTTTCGATAAGGCATTAGGATTTGATATTGAGCATTTATGCGGAATTGGCAAATCCTTTAGGAGTCTTCAGATGAAGTCCGCTCTCTTTTCAATCAAATGGATTCTTGATCGATTGTCAAAAGATGGGGAGTTTTCAACAGAACAGCGTGGGTATCTTAGTCGCTTGTTAAGGGAGATGGATTCATAATGAGCTATCCGGGCAGTGATGAGCCGTGTGAGTGTTTGGAGATTGACTGGGATGAGGGCGGGCTATGCTTGGTCTGTAACCAGCGTTGGATACGCCATGCGGATCCTGATCATCTTGGGGGGTATAGTTGGACGATGGAGAGGGTGGAAGGATGAGAGGCCGTCTATTCATGGGACACAGCCGAAGGGAGCTACTGAGACAGTTAAGGGCTCGGTTCCCGCATGGTAGTTTTTGTGGCATGAAAAAACCACAAATTCTAGCCATTTGGGTCAAAACCGCTCCAAAAAGTTAGCTCAAAAAACGCTGTGGACGGAAATGAGCCCCGTTTGAAAACTATTTTATTTTACGTGTCCGATTTCGGTTTTCCCTATATACATATTTTTCAAGAAAAAAAAGAGAAGTACGATCGTCTTTCCGTCCAATTTTCCGTAACTGTATGGGTTTAAATGGGTAATCAAGGGACGTTGAAAGTCCCTTCACCGCCACAACCGACCCTAATATCTGAGTATTTGTACGGAAAAAACTTTACCAACGTCCCTCAGGAAGTTTTCCGTCCACGACTAAACCCAAAATACTATTAACAAATTAATTGACAAAAAATAAGCCCCATGTTACCGTAACAACAGGGCCACAAAAATCAAACTTCTATACCTCGATACCGAAACAACCGGACTAAACGAGAAAAAAAACGCCATAATCCAGCTATCCGGCCTCATCGAAATCGACGGCTCCATCGTAAAAGAATTCGACTACCGCCTTCGTCCACATCCTTCAGCTGAAATAGACCAAAAAGCCCTCGAAATCAACGGCCTATCCGCCGAATCCCTCCTAGATCCCGAACGTCTCGACCCTGTTGACGCCTATAAGAAGCTAAAATCCATATTCCTAACCTACATCGACCGCTACGACAAGGCCGATAAGTTCTACCTAATGGGCCAGAACGTTCATTTTGACTATGGATTTCTTTTGGAGTTGTGGAAAAGACAATCGGACGACTATTTGGGTTCCTTTATCGCCTATCACAAAATCGATCTGATAGCCCTTACAGCGTCCCTTCGGATAGCCGGTGTGAAGCCGTTTGACAGGGCTGAGAATTTGAAACTTAGCACATTATGCGGGCTATTCGGATTGGAAGCCCAAAAACACGACTCCCTTTCGGACATTCGCCAAACAAGATATATCTACGGGAAGATACTAGAAGGGTTGCGAGGGCTCTCTATTAAGACCGAAGATAAGGTTGATATTCCGAAGCCCCCGCTCCCCGTTTGACTTATCCCTGGTCACATCGAAGTTCTCAATGATCTCTTTGACGAAAGATTTCTTTTTCATTGGCATAAGCCCGGATTCCTTGCACCATTTCTGATAACGTTCATAAAGCTCAAAATTAGAGCAAAACATCCCGACGGCTATCTCGCAGTTTTCGTCAAAAAATTCCAAACATGAGTTGTTGTCCCTTCTGTATTCGTGCAGGAGATCGGCTATCTGCGGGCTTTGTGTGAAGTTCCATTTTGACAAGCGAAGCCTGTTGTATCCTTCGATCATCCAGTTGAGGATACCGGAGGCTTCCTCTTGGGCTATCAAAGCCCCAAGTCTCAGAACCCTCTTATCGGATTGGACTTTGAAGTTAAACGGGATCGGTATCACACGCCGAAAGAAAGCGTCTGTCTTGTCGGAAATTCGGGGCATATTGTTGAGGCAGTAGATGTGTTTGCAGTTTGAGCGGAAGGTGAAGGGGTGTTTGTATTTGCGGTCTACCTTGATCTCCTCACCGCTTGCCAGGCGTTTCAGATTCGATTCATAGACCTCGGCTTTCGACTGGCTCTCAGTGGAGATGTTGACGAGTTTGCCTAGAAGCTCGGCGATGTAGTTTCGGTTTTTCAAATCATCCAGTGATATTGTGTCATAGTTACCGGAACCGATGACGTTTTTGATAGCGTCGCAGGAAACGCTCTTGCCGTTTGCCCCCCGTCCCAAAAGAAATAGAATCACCTCTAGGTTCAGGTTTGGGTTTAGGCAGTAACCTACATACTCCTGAAAGACGGAGATCTTAGTCTTGTCATCCCATAGAATCTCATCTAAGAAGCCCCGCCACCTGTCGCACCGGGCCGATGGATCGTATCTGGCCTGCAACTGTGTGGTAAATAGGTCATCCGGGTTATGCTCGGAAAGCTCCCCCGTCTCAAGATCGTAAGTGCCGTTTAGACAGTTGACTGCGCTGCGGATATTGACGTTCTCAACCAGGCACTGAGCGATCATGCAGTCGGAGATTTCTTTGAATTTCGACTGACGATAATCGTCTCTTATCGTATGGTGGATTAGTTCTTTCATTTGGTTGTCGGACTGCATAATGTAGCGTCCGTTTTGGTATCGAAAGAAAGAGTCCCCGTAGAAGATCATATGGTAGCTGCCGATGATCTGACGGGCTATCTCGTTGGGGTTTTGGGATTGTTTTTTCTTAGAAGCCCCTGCCAGGCTTTGTTGATGGAGGATTTCTTCTAAGGTTGGTTCTGGCATTTTCAAGCTCCGTGATTTGTCTTTCGATTTCGTCAAGTCTCTCGTGGTAGGTTTCCAAAAAATTGTAGTCCTTGGCTGTGTAAATGAAGTACTGTAACGCCCAAAAAGAGTCTAATTCGTAGAATTTCAGGCAATTTCTGGAAAATTCATCGATTAGAGACGATTTAAGGCGGTTGTAATTTTCGTTTAGGGACTCCAGGTAGTAGTTTCTCTGAGGTTTGCGATCTGTAAGATTAAGCCCAAAGGCCTCGTTTACCCAAGCAATAGATTCTTTGAATGAAATGCCTTTGACTTCCATTACCAGGTTAAACAAATCCCCGCCCTTGGCGCATACAAAGCAGTACCATAAATCTTTGTTTATCGTCATGGAGGGGTTTTTGTCCGGGTGTAGCGGACAAAGGGCTTTGCGCCCATTGACCGCCACACCTAGAGCTTCACAGACCTCGGATAGATTTATTCTACCTTTGATCTCTTCAACCATCAGCCGTCTGAACCGGGTTCTTCGTCGTGGATCTTTGCCTCGGCTGGTTTAAACGCTTCCCACATCTTCTCGGCTTGCTGGAATTCCTTGCCTTCAGCCGGGCCGGAGTATAAAACGTCAAAGGTAAACCAGCTACCCATGTCGTTTTGTTTTTTCTTGGTAGTGAGGCGGTACTTATTTGAGAATAAGTCTCCACCCTTGAACGTCGCAAGCGAAAGGAGGGTTTTCCCCGCTTTGAAGTTCGTCCCGCCGAAGGAGATCACAACCGGGCAGTCCTGTCCATCGAAAATAGACAGGAAACAAAGGAAAGTTGTCGCCAGTGGCGGCAAATCCCCTTCCCAAACGGTGTCGGAGGCCAATCGGATGTCGTTTTTGTCCATGGTGTTGTAGATCACATCCCTTGGGCCGTATCCGTCCGTCCATCCCCGATCTCCTTCCTTGTTGGCGTTGAAGCGTATCCACTGTTTGAAGTACGAAACAGGGATAAACTTCTCCGGGAGAATTTCCTTGGTCACGGAGTTTATGATTACCCCAGGATGGATTCCAGCCTTTAGAAGCGCAGGGTCTTGCATCTCAGGAGACATGGCTTCGATCTTCTTCGCTCGTGGGATGATTAAATCACTTCTGTCTGTGGAGTTCTCTAAGCCCCTCGGCTTAGATGCTTGTGCTTGCAGGTGACTCTGGGCTTGCTTTACTAGGTCTGACATGATTACCTCACTTGGTTGGTCTAGTGGACGGTTTAAACCAATACTCGATAAAATCAGGGATTTCTTTTCCTGTTTCGAGCATTTCCTTCACGAAACTACTAAGCGTCCTGTGGTGGACTGTCTGTTTTATGAGGTCATCACGCCCTATTTGTTTAAGGTAATCAAATAAGACATCTTCATCTTTTGACCTTGCTCCCACAAGAGGCTTCATTATGGTGATTCGCCCTATGCCATCATATTTGGCTGTTTGGCTTGCACCTTTTGTTTGTAGTTCCTCTACGAGTTTGTCTTGCGCTTTTTCGAATCGGTCTTTGGCCTTTTTGGATTCTTCCTCAAGACGCTCGACTTCATCTTTTGCAAGTTTGTACTCAAGAACAAGTTCCTTTTCGGTCAATCTAAATCACCCCCTCTGACTACTTCAACAAAAGCCCCGGCATCCCGAAGCTGGTTGTGTATTTGGGCCTGGATCTTGGATACCAAGCCATTATTCGACTTCACTTCATAGAACAAACATCTTCCGTCTAAGATCATCAAAAGATCCGGCAAGCCAGAGAACCATTTGTCTGAAATCTTAACTATAAATGCTTTTGGGTATTTGTGTCTTAAATGCTTTATCAGCTTTGTCTGGATTTGTGATTCGCTCAACGAGTGCTT